GGGCCAGGCCACGTGGCCGGTTCGTTTGCGTGAGGACGACCAGGTGACCGAGCCCTCGGCGGGGGCGTCATCGTTCATCATCAGCCGTGTACGTTGCCCGCATTGCCATCGGTTCGGTACCAGCGTGTGGGACGACGACGCGCAACGCAGAGCGTGGTGCATCGCCTGCCAGCGCCAATGGCTGGTGGACGATCTGGTCGGCGTCCCGTGCCCCTGGCGTTGCGTGCGTTGCGGCGCTGACGCCGGGGACGCGGGAGCAACCCGCATCCTGTCCGAGCTGGACGGTCCAGACGGGCCGCTTGCCGTCCACCATTGCCACAACTGCGGCCCGGCCATCCTTCCACTCACGAGGAGCAAGCGTGTCAGGATCTGACATCATCAAGTGGGGTGATTCCCAGCAGTACTACCAGGCACCCATCCAGGACGGTGGCATCACTGTCCGGCTGCTGCAGGCCCCGGTGGACCCGCTGGGCGGGATCGCCGCGATGTGCCGCATGTACGAGGGCAAGCCCACCTACTCCCTCAACGACATCTCCCACGCCGACCGGTCCAAGTACTGGCAGGCCGCGATGGAGACCCACCTCAAGGCTCCGCTGGAGGCCGTGACGTTCCACTTCTTCATCGAGGGGGTCGACCGCGCCTTTACGCACCAGATGGTGCGTCAGCGCACGGCGTGCTACGCGCAGGAGTCGATGCGGTTCGCCGTGGTGGAGGATCTCGCACAGAAGGTGCAGCTGCCGCTGACCATCCGCGCCGGGTCCGACGAGGCCGCAGCCTGGGAGCGAGCGATCACCGGGATCCAGGAGGTGTACGACTACCTCGTCAACAACGGCGTCCCCGCTGAGGAGGCTCGCGGGCTGCTCCCGCACTGCACCCCCACCCGCCTCAACTACATCACCAACCTGCGCTCGCTGCTGGAGCACGCCGGCAACCGGCTCTGCACCCAGGCGCAGTTCGTCTGGAGGGTCGTGTTCGCCGGCATCATCATGGCGATCCGCGCCTACCAGCCCACCTGGCAGTATCAGCACATCGCCGACGCCGCGTTCCGGCCGGTGTGCTACCAGCTGGGGCACTGCCCCTTTAAGGCGTCGTTCGACCGCGCCTGCACCATCCGAGGTCGGGTGGACGAGGGCAAGTTCGACGAGATCAACGCGGCCGAGTGGATGGCTGACCCTAGCGCAGCGAGGGCATGATGGTCCCGAAGATGGCGATCTACTTCAACGAGGTCGAGTGGACGGAGATCCACCGAGCGCTGCACGGCTTCCCGGCGCAGACTGAGTTCGCACGAGGTGTGCGTCGGCGGATTCTGGAGGAAATCACCGGTGACTGGCAGCACCTGTTCACCGGTCCGGGGCTGCCGGAGTACGACGCTCAGACCGGAGACCCGGCTGGGCTGTACCGGCTGATGACGCGAATGTACCGCGTGGACCCCTCGGCGCTGCAGGCGCTGGCCGATGCCAGCCCGCTGACACTGAACGAGATGCTCCGCCAGATCCGCGAGGGCGAGCTGAGTCCGGTGGCAGTGTGAACATCAGGCTCGAAAGCGGCCTCCTCCCTGGGCGTAAGCGCCATGCTCTGTGGGTGGTGATGGATGGCTGCATTAGGCCGCTGGCGTACTTCGTCAGTGAGGAAGCCTACCAGCAGTTCATGGCGCTCAACCCGATGTACACTCCGAAGGAGGTTCCGGATGCGGAAGTGGATGGTTAGTGTTGTGGCCGGCGCGTTGGTGCTCGCCGGTACGGCCATGGGGCAGAGCGCCGGTACGTCGGCGTCCGTGGTGCGAGGAGACCGCTGGGGCGTGCTGAGCGTGGCGACAACCTGGAATACGGGTGGCGTGTGTCTGCCGGGGACGTTGCGGACGGTGGCGCGAGTGGACGGCGTGTATGTGGCGGGCGGGACCGTCCGCGACATGCAGATCTGCCAGTCTGTCGCTGTGAGGTATCGGTACCGGCTGGCGTGGCAGGTGCGTCGCGGTCGGATCATCCGTGTCGTGGTGACGTTCGTTCCGGACGACTCCCGGATGCCCATCGTGCGTGCGCGCGGAGCTGTGCGAAGGTAGGTAGCGTGTAAACCGGGCGAGGGGGCTGTACGTACGATGGCCGTATAGCCCCCTAGCGTGGCCTAGGAGGCCCAGCGATTGTGCTTTGGGTGAAAAGGTACCAGACAGAGGTTCTCGAGGCAATCGTAGGGCTTCGAGAGGATCCTAGCGGGGCTGTGGCGATTGAGGGGTGGAATGGATACACCCCGCAGACCGCAGCCCTGCGACAGCTGGAGCGGTTGGAGTGGATGTATGCGGTGTGTCGGGTGGTGGGGGATTGGCCGGCGAGGGTGACGCCAGATCTCCGCGCATTGGACAAGCGCATGGCCAACCGGGTAGCGTGGACGTGTCGGCAGACGTACACGCTGTGGCGTGGAGGGGAGCTGCGGGCGGTGGGGATTCCAGATTGGGAGTACCTGGCGCACGACGGCGAGGTGCGTACCGAGGCCGCGACGCTGGATTGGGAGCGGTGGATCCATCGGTATGGAGAGGTCCTGGTGAAGGATGCGCGGGAAGCTGCCGGAGCACTGATGGCTGGCTTCGGGAGGAAGACTGCGAGGAGTGTGCTGTGGAAGTATCAGTTTGAGGCTGAGCACATGATTCGGCATTTGGAGTACGTGGCTCCCGCGCGTACGAGCGCCCCCGAGGCCAGTGGTTAGATGCGTGGGGTTCGCTCGCGCGCGTACGCTACGCTCTCTCGAAGTGCTGTGCTAAGAGAGTAGGTTGGCCTCGGGTGTGCGTACGCGCTCTCTCGCGCGGGAAAGGGTTACCCCCGAAGGGGGTAAGGGGTTTCATGGAATTGGAGTGTGCTGTTTATGGACGTTCGGATTTTCGCAGTTGATGCCGGCGCGACCACAGGTTGGGTGTGCGCGCGGGTGAGGGTAGACGAGCGTGTAGATCTGGCGGATGCGGTGGCTGGACGCAATGATGAGGTGTATGGGCAGATCCAGATGCCTGATCACTTTGAGGGTGCGATGGAGCTGTATCGCCTGGTCGAGATGTGGAATCCGGATATGCTCGTGATTGAGGACTTTGTGCTCCGGGGGATGGGGTCTACGGGGCAGGTCGGTATCTCGTCATGTAGAATTGGGTGTTACTTGGCGGGGATCGTGGCGGGGCGAGGGATGTCGGGGATTGGATGGAGCGGGGGCGTGGCGTGGTATCCCGCTCCAGCCAAGAAGACCGGTCCTGTGAGTGATGCGGTGTTGCGGGAGATGGGGCTGTGGGTGGTGGGGCAGGAGCATGTGCGTAGCGCGTATCGCATGTGGCTTCTACACCTGCGTCATCTGCGCAAAGTAGCCAACAACCGACGGAAAGGGGTAAGGTGACCGCATGGGACGCCCCTCGAAGTTGAACTCGCAGGTGTGCGGAGCCAAGCTTGCCGATGGGCGTATCTGTCGTCGGCCAGCAGGCTGGGGTGTGGCTGGTACGGACCGAGGACCCTGTAAGGCTCATGGCGGGGCGCTGCCTGATGTTGAGGCATCCCGCATGCGCAAGGAGGCCTGGGAGGGGTTCGGTGCGTGGGCTGATATCGACGCGGCCGAGGCCATCCTCCTGTGCATCCGCATCGCGGCCGGAGAGGTGTTCTGGTTCGACAATGCGGTCGCTCAGCTCACCGAGGAGGACATCGTCGGAACTGAGCTGAGTCGGACACGAGGTCACAACTCGCTCGGTAGCATCGACGAGACACGGACGTCGAACAAGGCTACACTGCATGTCTACATCCGCGCCAGGCAGGAAGCCATGGACCGGCTCATGCGCTACTCCAAGACGGCTCTCGAGCTGCAACTGGACGAGCGGAGGGTTCGGGCTGCGGAGCAGTGGGGGCTGCTGATGGGCCAGCTGATCAAGGCTGTGCTCGGCGACCTCCAGCTGACTGCAGAACAACAGGAGTTAGCTCCCGCTGTGGTGCGGAAGCGACTCCTCGAACTGGAGGCTGGATCTTGAGTGTAAGCCAGAAGTGGGGAATCGCCGTTCTGTTGGGCGTGGTGTTCTTCTGGGGGATGGTGGTGGGGAGGGCAGACGCCCACGACCACGCCACCCCGTTGCAGAAGGCGCGAGCGCAGCACACCGAGCACATCAGCGCGGTCCGACGCCAGTACGTGCAGGAGGCCATCTTGGCCGGCGTCACCCCGAGGCAGGTTCGGTATCGCGGGAGCGGAGTGGTCGAGAAGACCATCAAGGCTCAGCTCATCCACGAGACCGGAGTCTACCGCTGGCAGAGGCGAGTGTACAGCCAGCTGTTGCGCGAGGTCCGCGCGTTCAAGCGGACTCCCGCCCACCTGTACGCCGTGTTGGATCGGCGTGGGGTGAGGGCGATGGTGGAGGCCGCGTTCGACCAGCAGGACGTGGACGCCCATGGGCGGTACTGCCTGTTGGAGATCATCCCCAGGGAGTCTGGCTGGAATCCCAAGGCCATCAACGATGCGCCCGGGACCACGGCGTCGGGGTTGCTGCAGTTCCTCAACACCTGGGGCTCGCTAGCAGAGCGGCTGGACCCGGTGTGGGCCATCTCCCGTGCGATCCGCTACTACCACTCCACGGGTCACTTCGACCCCTGGACCGAGACGGCACCGGGAGGTTGCCTGTCATGAGCCTATTGACGATGTTCCGGAGGAAGAGCCCGGATCCCTGCTCGGAGATCCTCCGTAGGGCTGACGACTTCCTCGAGATCGTGGAAGTGGAGCTGCTGCGCATTCGTGGCAACTCCAACTCCACCAAGGGTGATCTCGCCAGCCGTCTGCGAGCGAACGTGGTGGTGGCAGATCGAGCCCTGGCTCAGCTGCGCATGGCGCGGGAGATCACGGATGTTTGAAGTGGGGAGCTGGGTGTGGTGGCGACCCACCGATGCTGGCCGGCTCAACCGGGCTGGTCAGGAGGTTCAGGTGATCCATCAGCTGCTCAATGGGCAGTACATGGTGATGTTCCATGACGGAGAGGTCCTCCGCGCCAACCGCGAAGAGCTGGCGGCCAAGTGAGCCTCAACCGGCGCTCCAATAGAGGCTACGTCCCTGGGGTCACTCGCATCAAGGAGTACGACCCCAAGGGCGGATGGCGAGCGAGTCTCGTCCTGAACAAGCCGCGCACCACCCTGCCTGCAGGTTGGACGGAGCACATCATGCGCGGCGCAGGACTCACAGACAACCCCTACGACCAGGACCCGGCCGGGTGGACGCGGAATCGGCTGGGTGAGTTCGTCTGGTCCAAGCAGGAGGAGATCTGTCGGTCTGTAGTGGATCACCGCTTCACGGCTGTGCAGTCCTGCCACGGTACCGGCAAGAGCCACATCATGAGCCGGATCGTGGCGTGGTGGCTGAATACCAAGGAGGATCCATACGTCATCACGACCGCTCCTACCTGGCGGCAGATCCAGGCCATCCTGTGGCGGTACATCCGCGCCGTGCATCGCAAGTCCAAGAGCTACCCGCAGCCCCTGCCGGGGCGCATCACCTTGGACGCCAACTGGTACTTCGGTGATGACGAGCTGGTGGCGCAGGGGCTCAAGCCTGCGGACCACAACGAGACAGCCTTCCAGGGTATCCATGCTGGGCATGTGCTGATCGTAGTGGACGAGGCCTGCGGCGTACCGAAGAACATCTTCGACGCGGCTGAGACGCTCGTCACCAACGATGACTGTCGCGTCGTGGCCATCGGCAACCCGGACGACCCCAGCTCCCACTTCGCGACGCTGTGCGCTCCTGGCTCGGGCTACAACAACATCCGCATCTCGGCATTCGACACTCCGGCATACACGGGCGAGCCCGTGCCGGACAAGGTCGCCAAGCTGCTCGTGTCCAAGACCTGGGTCGACGAGCGCAAGAAGCGTTGGGGAGAGAACAGCCCGCTCTACACGTCCAAGGTCCTGGGGCTGTTCCCCGAGGTCAGCGACGACACGCTCATCACGCCGGCCATGGTGCGGGCGGCCATCGAGCGCGACCTGCCGGGCTTCGGCCCTGGAACGTACGGGGTGGACGTGGCTCGGTACGGTGACGACCAGACGGTCGTATACCGCAACCGGGGTGGAGTGGTGAGACTGGAGTTCGCCACCCACAAGCAGTCCACGATGAAGACGGCGGGTGCGGTCGCCAAGATCCTCAACGACGGACCCAAGGCTGCCGAGGCTGTGGTCGATACGATCGGCGTTGGCGCAGGCGTGTTCGACCGGCTGGCTGAGCAGGAGCTACAGGTTCGTGCATTCGAGGCTGGGGCTGCCAGCACCCAGCCCACCAAGTTCGTCAACTTGCGCGCTGAGCAGTGGTGGCGGCTGCGCCAGTTGTTCGAAGAGGGGCTCATCGACCTGGACCCCGAAGACGAGGAGCTGCACTCGCAGCTGCTGTCTGTGCGGTATGAGATCAACTCCTCAGGCCGCATCAAGGTCGAAAGCAAGGAGGACATGCGCAAGCGGGGGATGCCCAGTCCGGACCGAGGCGACGCCGTGATGATGTCCACCTACCAGGGAGCGCATGTCGTGCTCGCTCCCAAGAAGGCCAGTTCCAAGTCAATCACGCACGACCTTCTCGAGAGGAAGATGTAACGATGGCAGATAACACTCCCGTTGTGAACCCGAAGATCGGGGTGAACATCGGTTCCGGGACGGCGCTCGGTGGCCTGGCGGCTGCGTGGGTGACGTTCCTGACTGCGGCTGTGTCGGCCGGGTCGGACTTCTACACCGACAACGGCGTGGTCGCGCTGTTCGTCACGGCGCTGGCCGGTACGATGGCGTTCTTCGGTGGGCGGTCGTACCAGTTCCGCTCGGCGGTGACCTCTGGCGCCACCGCGCTCGACCAGGTCATCAAGAACTACGAGGACCTGATGGCCAAGTACCAGCTGCTGCTCGCCGACCCGGAGATCGACGACGTCGTCAAGGACATCGAGTCCGGACAGCAGGACCCCATGAAGGACCTGGAGGACGAGGTGCTCGTCACCGAGGACCCCTCCAACGAGCACACCGACACCGCAGCCCCGCCCAACTGATGGTCGTCAAGTACGGTCAGACCTCCAAGGCAGTCCAGGCGCTGCAGAACGGATTGCATCGCGCCTTGGCTGCCAAGGGGCTGCCTCACACCAACAACCGCAAGGGTGGCTTCGGTAGCCGCACGCGGGACGACCTGCTCAGGTTCCGCCGAGCCTACATGACTCGGCGCGGACCCATCAGCGGCAGGTACGCCGGGTCCGACGTGTGGAAGGCGCTGGAGCCGTTCCTCGGCGCGTACGACCAGGCGCTCATCCGGCAGCATCGCCGCGCGGTGGCGGCTGCTCGGGCTGAGCTCCAGGCGCGGAAGGCGCAGGCGGGTACGCGGGCCGCGCAGCGAGCGCGTGTCAAGGCTGTGGCGCTGAGGTTCTATGCGCTGCGCGCCTTCTACGTCTATCGCCAGTACCGGCCGATGCCCGACGACCTGTTCTCGAGGTTGGCGTGGTATCAGCTGGACTGTTCGAGCAGCTTCACGCTCATCCACAAGGCTGCCGGCTTGCCGGACCCCAATGGGCGTGGATACGACGGTCAGGGCTACACCGGCACCCTCATCAACCAGGGCACCTGGAAGCCCGTCGCCTCGGCTGAGGCTGGGGATGGCGTGTTCTACGGCGACCAGGGTGCCGGGGTTCCTCGGCATGTGGTCTGCGCCATCGGTGACGGGCTGGGCGTGAGCTTCGGCTCGACCCCGATCCGGCTGGTCAGGCTGACGTACCGGAGTGACCTTCGGTCGTCTGGGCGGGACTACCTGGTGTAGCCTCCCTCGCGCGTACGCGAGCGCGAGAGGGGGAGAACCCAGTCTCCAACTGGGATTTGGTGGCCTCGGTAGGCGGAGCCTACCGGGGTCACCTATACTGCGCTCCCGAGCATGTCTACCAAGCCTCCTACCAGAGACATCGGGAGTCCGGCACCTTCAATCGTGTCGGGGTCTGGACTGCCTGGATGGAATGCTTTCATCGATGACGTTGAGTACGTCCCTGAGCTCAGGTGGCCCAACTCCGTCTACGTGTACGACCAGATGCGCAACGACTCGCAGATCGCGGGTATCTGGTCGGGGTTGACGCTCCCGATCCGCCGGTACCAGTGGATGATCGACCCGCTGGACGCCGAAGGTCGGGTGGTACAGCAGCTGGCGCAGGATCTCGGCCTCCCCATCAAGGGCACCGACAAGCCCGCCAACCGGCGCAGCCACCGGACATTCAGCTTCGACCGTCATCTGGCGCACGCGCTGCTCGCGCCGGTCTACGGTCACATGTTCTTCAGCCAGGTCGGCGAGTACCGAAACGCTGACGTGTACTGGCACCTCACGCAGATCTCCCCTCGCATGCCGAAGACGATCGGCGAGATCAATGTGGATGAGACCTCTGGCCGGCTCATCTCCATCAAGCAGAACATCGGCTGGAACCCTCCCGTCATCAAGGTTCCGCAGCTGGTCGCGTACGTGTGGGAGCAGGAGGGTGCCAACTTCGTCGGCCGCTCCATGCTGCGCCCGCTGTACCGCGACTGGCTGATCAAGGACCGTCTGCTCCGAGTTGACGCCATCAAGCACGAGCGCAACGGCGTCGGCATCCCCATCATCGAGGCTCCGCCTGGCGCAACCCCTGCGCAGATGGAGGCCATGGACGCCATGGCTCAGGAGTACAAGGTCGGGGAGCGTGCTGGTGGGGTCCTGCCGAACGGTTCTCGCCTCTCGTTGGTGGGTACCTCCGGCTCGCTCCCCGACACCATCGGTTCGATCCGTTACTTGGACGAGGCGATGGCCCGCAGCCTGCTGATGATGTTCCTTCAGCTCGGGCAGACGGAGACCGGCTCGCGGGCACTGGGCGAGGAGTTCGTGGACTACACGGCTCTCGCCCAGGAAGCCCTTGCCCTGTGGTTTGTCGAGGACTTCAACCTTCAGATCATCGAGAACTGGGTTGACTGGAACTTCGGTGAAGACGCCAACGTTCCGGCCCTCACTTTCGAGCGGAATGAGGACCCGAGTCTGTCTGTGGCGGACCTCTCGACAATGGTCGATAAGGGGCTCATCACGGTTGACGGCGATCTGGAGTCCTCCCTGCGGAAGCGGTATCGCCTGCCCGAGAAGCCTGTGGACGATGACGAGGCTCCCTCCGGGAAGGCGTTCCAGTACGATCTCGAGCTGGGCGTCATCACGATCGACGAGCGTCGCGCTCAGCTCGGACTACCTCCGCTGCCGAACGGCGAGGGCAACCGGCTGCTCGTCACCGCGCCGGACCCGGACGAAGACGAGGCTCCGAGCACACCGGAGCCGGGTGTCGAGCCTCCCGTCGGGGGTGAGGCTCCGCCCGTGCCCGCACAGCCGCAGACTGGTCCCATCACGACTGCGGCTGTCCGGGCTAGCATGAATCCGGCGTACCTGCCCCCGCGCGAGCTGCGTCGTCAGCCGTACGACCACGAGGTCGCGGCGCAGACGGACTTCGCAGCCATCGACTTCAAGATCGACGATGGCGTGAGCCGACTCACCACGCTGTGGGCTGACATCCGCACGGCGCAGATCGACGAACTGGGCAAGCTCATCATCGCCGCTGACGGCGACGTGAAGGTGTTGGCCGGCCTCCAGGCCACGCCCATCGGGTCTGACACGCTGCGCCCCGTACTGATCGAGGTGATGGAGGATGGAGCGATCCTGGCTCAGGAGGAGGCAATGCGTCAGGGAGTGCGGATTCCGAAGCCCGCGCTGGACGACGCTGCGGCACACATCGCTGCACGAGCCGAGGCCTTGGACGAACTGCTCACTCGCGATCTCAGCGAGGCGGCTGCACGGTCGGCACTGGCTCGCACGGGATCTGATCTCAGCGCTGATCAGGTGGCCGCCGAGGTGAAGGCGCACCTCAACTCGTTGAGCGATGCCTACCTCAAGGACCAGTTCAATGGTGCTATCACGCAGGCCATGAACACCGGTCGTCGTGAGACGATGCGCACTTCCGACGAGGACCCGCGCATCTACGCCAGCGAGCTGCTCGACTCCAACACCTGCTCCAACTGCACCGCTGTGGACGGCCGTGAGTATGGACCGGACATCTCAGCGGCTGAGCGGGACTACCCCACCGGAGGGTACAAGGAGTGCAAGGGTGGGCCGCGTTGCCGGGGTACGCTGGTGGCGGTGTACGCTGAGGGGGAGATCGAGTGAAGCTCGTGACGATCCCGCACGTGCCTCTCGCCAAGACCGGCACCTACAACCTCAGCTCGGGGACCACGACCTTCACCGAGGAAGATCTCATGTGGGCTGCGCAGGCCATCAACGCGGCCGGTGTGCGGAACCCCATCATCAAGTTCGGACACGAGAAGAAGCAGCTCACCCAGCAGCCTGCTGTGGGGCGAGTGACGAATCTCGTGTACGAGGCTGCCACGCAGACTCTCTTCGGAGACTACGTGGGAGTGCCGGAGTGGTTGGCAGACATCATGCCGATTGCCTATCCGGATCGGTCTGTCGAGGGCTGGCGGAATGTGGACATCCAGGGGCGCAAGCACCTGTTCGTCATCACCGCTGTGAGCCTGCTGGGCGAGGATGCTCCAGGCGTCGACACTCTCGAGGACCTGTACGAGTTGTTCTACCCGGATGGTGAACCTGTGGCTGCCGAGGCCGACGGTCCGCAGCGCGTGGCCGTCATCATCAAAGGAGGCGGCATGGCAGAGCCGGTCGCGGCCTCGGTCGAGGTCGCGGACATCACTCGTGCCTACTACGAGGGAGTCGGATTCGAGTGGTGGATTCGCTCGGTTCGACTCGACCCGAACGAGCTCATCGTTGACAACGACGACGAGGGCAAGCTCTACCGCGTGCCCTTCGAGATCAACGGTGAGGAGGTGACCTTCGGCGATCCAGTCGAGGTCAAGATCCGATACGAGGACGTCGCAGCGCAGCTCGCCGCAACGGGTGCGCCGCTGGCCGTCTTCGCCAGCCGGGCAGAGTCACGGCCCGGTACCAGCGAACGGAAGGAGACCACCGTGGCCGACAAGGCAACGGACGACCTCGCTCCGATCCGGGAGAAGCTGGGGCTGCCCGCCGACGCCACGCAGGAGGACATCCTGAAGGCGCTGGACTCGGACCCCAAGCCTGACCCGCAGGAGACCGAGGAGCAGGAGGCCGAGCAGGAGCAGCCCGCTGAGCCGGCCATCGCCGCCCGCAAGGACGGCACCGTCACCGTGGACGCCGAGACCTGGGCGCAGGTCCAGGCCAACGCGCGTCGTGGCGCGGAGACGGCGAAGCGTCTGGCGGAGCGCGAGCGCGACGAGGTGCTCGATGCCGCGATTCTCGCTGGCAAGTTCCCCGTGTCGCGTCGCGACCACTACCTCAAGGCGTGGAAGGCTGACCCGCAGGGGACCCAGCAGCTCCTCGCCGAGATGGCTCCGGGACTGGTCCCGGTGGAGCAGCGCGGCTCCGACAACTCCGGCGACGTGGCTGCGTCGCGGGAGATGTACCCGTCCAACTGGCTGCCCGACGTGGCCGCCAAGAAGGAGATGGCTGCCCGCATGCCCAGCGGCACCGTGCTGCCCGGCACCATCATCCGTGAGGAGGTCTAACCCATGGCCGACTCCATCCCGTTCTACCGGCCGGGTCAGGACGTCACCGGCCGTGCCTCGGCTGCGGTCGAGGGGCGCAGGTTCGTGATGATCTCCGGCAACCGCTACGGCGGTCCGGCGCTCAGCACCGACGTCACCGGCAACAACATCCGCATCGCTCACGCGACGGCGGCTGGCAGGATCTTCGGTGTGGCCGCGCAGTCCGCTGCGCAGGGTGGCTACACCAACGTCTACCGTGGCGCTGGCTACATCGTCGAGGTGGACGCGGCTTCGGACATCGACGCCTTCGAGGAGGTCGAGGTCGGAGCCAACGGCAAGGCAACGGCGCTGGATGCCGGCGTGGCTGTGGGCTACGCCATCACTGGCGTCGCCAACAACGGCGTCGCGCAGATCGCGCTCTACTAGGAGGGAGTGAGGTGAACGCAATCGAAAAGCACCTCCGCGACCTCCCGGTCGATCTGGAGGAGATCCACGCCGAAGCCGCGCAGACGATGGCTGCCCGCCAGCGTCTCGAGGAGAAGTACGGCTTCAAGATCTACCCCGTGATGGGCGCGAGCCCGGTGGGCGCTCCGGTGGAGCACCCGCNNGGTTCGCCGTCTGTCTCTTATCCACATCTGACGCTGCCTACGATACACTCTG